GACGGTTGGACGTATTTTTATCATGTTGAACAACGACATGTTAAGGGCGCTATGGCAAGCCGACGCATAATCACACTAATACCATTCGTTCGTGTGCCGAATTACTTGGCGCACCTCGTCCATTCTTCTGGACCATTACGCCGAAAGGTGTATTCTTACGATGGTATTAATGTTGTGCGCGGTAGCGAAACCATCAGTCTTTCTCTCGATGGAACTGAGCAAGGAATAACGCTCAAGTATGCAACCTATCTAGCGATACAGTCGCGGTTGAGAGCAAAGAAATCTGACCCCATCATCGGTGACATTGAGACCTATTTACGAGAGTTGAATGATAATATGGCTAGTGTTCGAGTTGACTCAGCATTACTCTACGATGTAATGATGAAGAGCTTGGACCTCAAGCCAAAAGTCAATGTGATTCCAACATCAACGTTGAACACTACATTCATTCCGAAGGGTCCCAATATCATCGAGGATAGGACTAACCCCTGTCAGATTCTTTCGCCCCCATTGGTATCAGATCCGGCATTGTTCCCCGATAAGTCTGTAAACTCAGACCATGCTGCTATAAAACATAGGATAGACGAAGTGCGTAACGTCTCAATACCACCCAAAGTTTACAATCAGTATGCAACGGAATTCATTAACTATCTAATTCCGCCATCACGCAAAGGAAAAGGCATTCCCGTTGATCGTGATGTGGTTATCGAAAAACAGAACAAGCCGCTACAACGTGCACGAAACTCTCGCGACGCGCATATCATGAGTCCAGAACCACACAATGCACTCAAGACGTTCGTTAAGACAGAACCTTACCCAGGGCCTAACGCACCACGTTTAATCACGTCGTGCAGCCCACCATTTGCGGTTGAACTTCAGCGTTATGTGTATCCATTTACTGACGAAATCTTGAAACCTTTCGACTGGTATTGTCCAGGTAAAACTCCTGTACGTATTGCCGAAATTATTCAAGAACTAAGTCAGAATGGGGCCATAATGACCGACTACCCGAAGTTCGATGGCCATTGGAGTGAGTGGATGCAAAAACATCTCACCATACCAATGATGATGCAATGGTGCAACGAGCAGGATCGACCAACTCTGCTCAAACTGTGTAAGAGTAATTTTGTCAATAAGGCAGTATCGAACAATGGAGTTCCATCCGAACCGGGGTGGAGCACGCGCAGCGGGAGCCCTTTCACAGGCCCGACTAATACGGCAGGAAACTGCTTTATTAAGTATTGTGCTTTGCGAGAAATGGGTAACACCAATGAAGAGGCGCTTAAGAAAATTGAGCACTCGACCGCAAAGTCAGGGGACGACGGTGCTGACGCATTCGTAGAAGGTTTAGCCGACGCAATTGTCAACGTGTCTGTAACACTCGGATTCGGAGAACCCGATATCATGGTAGTAGGAAAGAATGAGCCTGTAAAATTTTTAGGCCGCGTTTTCCCGAACCCGG